TTTAATGTATTGTGAATTTTCCTTTTCTTTTTGAGCTATTTTCATAAGCATATTTTTATCTTGTTGATTTTCAGCCATATCTGCAACATCTTCTAGTTTTCTTGATGTTTCTTTCATTTCGTGCATTGTCATTTCTAGCTCTTCATAATAGTCTTGTTCACGATAATTTCTATAATTACGATATCTATTATTTATTCTTCCGCCTCTTCTGTCATAATCTCTTCTATAGTCATAATCTCTATAATCCATATCATCTCTATAGTTTTCTCTATATCCCATATTTCCATGTATGTTTTCATCATAATATCTATTATCGTATCTGTAATCTCTATTGTTCATATCCATTTCGTTCATAATTTATTCTCCTTTCTCTTACATAAAATAATTAAATACTTTATTAGGTTTTGCATCCTCATCTTTTATAAAATCTCTAGTTAAACAAACATAAAATTCTACTTCTTCTTCTGGATTTTTTGTAAATCTTTCAGCAGTATCTCTACTATCATTAAAATTTCGATTTAATACTGTAAAAAAATCTATTGGATTAATATCATTCATTCCAAATTGTTCTTGTATCTTTTTACTTTCTTCTAAAGACCATCTTTTGCCAAAAGGACGCATATTGTTTACTATTTCCTCAGCCATTGATTTATTTAGATGTGAACCGTAAGCCATTTTATACAACTTCATTTCAAAGTCTTTATAACATTCTTTGTCATAATCTTTGATAATTTCCATTGTGTCTTCCAACATATCGCTGAGCTCCTGCATATCTTCTATTTTGCCATTATCAACTATTTTTTCAATATATTCTTCTATATCCAAAACTATTTACCTCCTTTCAAAAGAGTTATCAATTCATTATTTTGGTCTATAATTTTATTAAGCAAATCATCTTGATGTGCTAAATACTTCATTAAATCCGAATTGTTAAAATCCTCTATTAATATTAAAAAGCTAAATATTTGTAACCAATTAGAAAAGTTTTCTAAATTGTTCATGCTAGCCTTTCAATTGTCAATGATGGATTATTAAATACAACTGGATTTTCTGTAGTATTTTTTATTGTGAATATATCACAACAATTGCAAGGAACTTGAACTAATATTTCGGCTGCAATATTTTCAAAAGTATCTGGTGTAGTTCCAGGTGTTTGCATTTCTCCACCTATTATATTTTCTCCAGCATTTGTTATATTTACTGTTATTTGTCCTGCTACTGTTGGAGATACATTTGCATTAAAATGTATTTCATAAATACCAGGTTTTGTAATTTCAAATATTCCACTATTTAAACTATTAAAATTAAGCCATCCACCATTACATTTGCAAGAATTAGTCCTTACATTAGTTCCATTAAATAACACATTTGCTCCTGCATTTACTGTTTGCACTGGATTAGTATTTATAGCATTTATCATTTTTTATTCCTCCTTTACAAAAATAGAGATAGAACATATCTATCTCCTTAAAAAATTAAAGCAAAAATCACATAAGTGAATATAGATAATATCTAAAATTGCTTATATTAAATTAAATTCCGTTGCATCCACATCCGCAACCATTGTTTGGGCAAGTAAATATCGGTGTTCTGCCATAGACAGGAGTACTGTCGATTGGGCAGTCGCGAAGACGTGCATACGTTGCATCTACAATATTTTGTGTTTGAGCTATTTGTGAAGCTCTTAAATCAGCCATTTGTAATTGTCTGTTTAGTTCGGCGATTTTGTCGTCTTTTTCGTCTAGTCTGTCTCTAAAGATTTCATCAATTATTCTTTGAGTATTGTTTTGACTAGCAGTTATGACATCACGGATTCCTTCTTGTAAAGCAGCACGGTCAGCACAGTTTTCAGCTAATATTGTAGAAGTTAAGTTAGCTTGTCCTAATCTGTTTTCAGCACTTGCATCGCATAATGCAGAATTTACAGTATTAAATCCTTGAATTGTGCTTAATTGGTTATTAAATGCTTGTTGCATATTTGCCATTTGTCTTGCATTAGCACTTGTTTCAGCATTTGCAAAACCTGCATTTACTGTTGCATTTACTCCTGCAAATCCATTACATAAGTTAGAATTTACATCTGCACAACAATTGCATAATTGAGTTGATAGATTTTGAACTCCAGAGTTAATTCCTGTTAATTGGTTTGCTAATTGTAATGTGTTGAATCCATCGTTAGTGTTTTGCATAATTTCTTTTTGACCGTTAGATAGCCAAGCATAGTCATTATTGAATCCACCTCCGAATCCACCATTACCATTGTTACCCCATCCTCCAAATAGAGCTAGGATAATTATTAGCCATAGCCAAGAGCCATCTCCAAAACCACTATTATTTCCATATCCCATTCCACCGTATGGATATACAGGATAAGCAAATCCGTTTGAACCGTTACTTGCATCTACGACTGCACGAACATCAGATGGTGATAAATTATCTCCCATAGCTTTTTTCTCCTTTCTTTAAAAATATTTATAATAATGCTAAAAGCAATTATTATCATTTTATATTTTGTAATTTGCTTAATAATTCATTCGGACAGCCATAAGACTTCATTTGATTTAATAAACTTTGTTTTTGTTCTGGACTTATGCTTCCAAATATTTGATTTACTAAATCTTGCGGATTGTTTTTATTTTGCATTAGATTTTGTGCGACTTGGAAGTTTCTTGGCATTTTTACTTTCATTTGATTCATCATAGTTTGAATTATTGACATTGGATTCATTGCCATAATTAATCATCTCCCTCATTCTTTGTAATTCTTGTTTTAAATTATTTATCTCTACATCTTTTGGGTCTTGCTGTATCACTTCATTTAACTCATAAGTTTTTATATTTCCATCTGTTGTCTTTACCCACATAGAAGTAAAATCTTTATTTAAAAATACCCCTGTTTTCATTACAAAAGTATTTCTTACTTCATCAATATTATTTGCATATTTACTTTCTAATTCATTATTTACTGGATTAGGTGCTAACTGAAAATTTTGGGTAATTGGAACAGGCTGTTGTTGTTGCTGTTGCATTTGATTTTGATTTAATTGTTGCATTTGTTGCATTTGTCTGTCTATTTTTTCTCTCATATTTTGTAAATCTTGCATATTTTGCATATAAAATTGATTGTTTGGATAATATGGATAAGCCATTTTAAACATCTCCTTTTATTTGCTTTTATTTTAAGTTTTAAACCATTTTTGTACTCTATCTATATAACTTGTTTATTTTAATTTTAAATTGTTTTATTTTTAATTCTGGTGATTAATATTTCATCAATATATTCTAATTTTCTCAAAATAAAAAGAAGATGCCCTAGCATAGTTTCTCTCGTTATGATTAAACTATCTTTTTTCATTTCTAGACATCTCCTTTCTTTTAACTAATTAAATTATAAAATAAAAAAAGCCGATAACTTTATCGACTTTTTATCACATTTCTATTATATTAATTTTAGTATTTTTCTTTTTATTTGTTTTATAATTCGACTAACAGTAGCGGTAGATATGTTTTCTCCTAGACTTATTTGTACTATTGATTGTCTGCCATTTATATCTATTAATCTACTAAATACTTTTCTTTGTATATCATTAAACCTAGCATTTGCTAAAATATATTCTAATTCTGGTGTTGTAAAATCAAAATTAATTTTATTTTCTTTTTCTTCTTCTAACCTTTTTTCCATTGGCTTTTCTCCTTGTAATAGTAGTTCTAGTTTTGATTATTCTCGCCATAATTTATATCCCCACTTTCACTATTTTCTAGGTATGTTGCCATTCCATTCTCTCCACCATCTACAGTTGTTGTTTCTGTATCTGCAACCACTTCGAACTGATTTTCATAAATGAAGAAGCCAATTATCATAGCAAGTATTACCCCTATTAAGATAATTATTATTATATCTTTTCTTTTGCTCTGTGCCTTTATCTCTCGTAACATCTCTGTTGCAAGTGTTTCTTTTTCCATAATAATCACTCCTTTATTTATTAAACTTCCAAATATATCCACCAGCAGTTTTTCCTCGCCCATTGCATACAGATGATATACTTCGCACATATACACCCGTTTTTCTTGATGCTTCTGATATTGAGGAATATTCTTTTACAAAATCACCATCTAAACTATATTGTAAAACCTTTTTTCCTCCTGCCAATGTATTTATTATTCTTAATCTTTCATTTCTAGTACCATAATTACAATTATATTTAGCCGTACACCATTCAAGATTATCTGCTTTATTGTTCGATTTATTTTCATCTTTATGATTTATAATTGAATAATTGTGTGGATTAGCAACAAATAATGTTGCAATTAATTTGTGAACTGTAACGCGATTTATTTTTCCGTATTTACTTAATTTTACAGAACAATAACCATTATTATGTAAATGTGGTTTTAATATTTTTTCTTTAACAGTAAAATATTTTCCATAAGCTCCACTATTAGGCATTGTTCTTTGTAAACTTTTAATATTTCCTAAATTACTTGCTTGATATAATCCTTCATAATCAGGAATATCTTTCCAAATTTCTTTCATAAAAAACCTAGCTTTCTCCTAGCATTAAAATTAAACACAGGCAGGTCTGCTAGGTGACTTTTCAATAGGATAGCTACTTCCCATCTAGCCTGTAAATATTATAACATATTTTTATTGTTTTGTAAATTTTATACTTTATTAAAAGTAATAATTGCTCCAACAATCCCTGTTATAATTATTGATGCACATAATCGCCATAACCACCTCATATTGTCTTTTATTTCATCTATTTCTTTTTTGTTTGTTGCTATATCTTTTTTTATAGGCTCTAATTTTGATGTAATTCTTGTTTCTATGTTTTCATTTTGTAAGTCTGATATTTTTGTTGTATTTTCTAATCTTTCTGTTATTACATCACACTTTCTACTAATAGCCTGTAAAATATCTTTGTTTTCATTCATTTCTATTTTTATCTCTTGTACTTCTTGTTTTAAATTATTAAACTCGTTTCTACTAACAAATTCTTCTGACATTGTTTTTCTCCTTATTTTTATTATACCATATTTTTATAATTTACGCAACTTATTTTCTTATAAAAGCTTTTATTCCGTTTATATTGTCTTT